AGTCGAAATGACCGGTGGTATTTTTATACTCATTTTTAAGAAAGGATAGGGTAAACGGTATGAAAAAATTATTTATCAGTCAGCCAATGAGAGGAAAGTCTGATGAAGATATTCTGACAGAGCGTAAGAAAGCAATCGAGAGCGCAGAGAAGGTGATTGGCGAGCCAGTAGAAGTGATTGATTCATTCTTTGAGAAAGCACCGGTAGATGCAAAGCCACTGTGGTTTCTTGGAAAATCTCTGGAACTTTAGCAGGTGCAGATATCGCATATTTTGCGGAAGGATGGCAGGATGCAAGGGGATGCAGAATTGAGCATACTTGTGCTGTTGAGTATAACATTGATCGAATCGAACCGTAGGAAGGCGGTGCTCCAGATATCTCCCTTTAAGGCGCAGGGTTACGCGTCTTATTTTTATGGCAACACGTGCCTTAAACGTGGCAACTAAAAACACTCAAATCAGGAGGGAAACAAGATGGCAGATGACAAAACATTCACTCAGGCAGAAATGGATTCAATCATAGAGGGACGCCTTGCGAGAGAAAGACAGAAATATGCAGATTATGATGACCTGAAAGAAAAGGCAAGTAAGTACGATGAGTATCAGGCGCAGAATAAAACGGAACTTCAGAAGGAAAAAGAAAAGTCCGATGCGCTTCAGGCAAAATTAAGCGCACTTGAAAAGAAAGACACTGTAAGACAGGTAAGAGAAAAAGCAGCAAAAGACACTGGTGTGCCGGTAGAACTTCTTACAGGTGAAGATGAGGAAACCTGTAAGAAACAGGCGGAAGCGATTATGAAATTTGCGAAGCCGAAGAGTTATCCGGGGACTAAGGGGAACAGAAAAAAGACAACAGAATATAACACAACGGATGATGCAATGAGAGAATTTGCACATCAGATTTTTGGCAAAGGAGAATAAAAAATATGGCAGCACTCATTAGTTCAGATTTTGAAATTCCGGCAGAGATTTCGCAGGGGATTTTTGAAAAAGCACAGAAAGGATCTACTCTGGCGCAGTTATCCGGAGCAAGACCGCAGAAATTTGGAAAGCAGCAGGTATGGGTACTTACATCGCCACCGAAAGCAGAACTCGTAGGAGAGGCAGGGCAGAAATCGCCAACCCCAACTGCATATGCTTCTAAAACAGTAAATCCGTTCAAACTGCAGGTTACCATGAGATTTTCGCAGGAAGTACAGTGGGCAGACGAAGATGTACAGATCGGCGTACTGCAGGATCTGGCGTCAAATGCGTCAATCGCACTGGGAAGAGCATTGGATCTTGTTGGAATTCACAAAATCAATCCGCTTACAGGAACGGTATCAAGCCTTGTAAAAGAAGGGCTGGTTGACACGAAACAGAGTGTGCAGCTTGCAGGCACAAAGTATGATGAAGCAATCGAGGCGGCAGCAGGAATGATCATCTCATCTGGTTATGTACCGAGTGGTATTGCAATGGATCCAACACTTTCCTTTGGCCTTTCCACTATGAGGGATGCGAATGGAAGAAAGATTTATCCGGAAATTGGATTCGGACAGAATCTGACAAATTTTGCCGGAATGACTGCGGCAGTATCTGATACAGTTTCTGCAAAAAATGAAATCACACCGGATACGAAGTTACTTGGAATCGTAGGACAGTTTGATGCGTTCAGATGGGGAGTGCAGAGATCAATTGGCGCTCACTTGATCGAATACGGTGATCCGGATGGACTTGGAGACCTGCAGAGACAGAACCAGATTGCAATCCGTGCAGAAATTGTATACGGAATTGGAATCATGGATCAGGCAGCATTTACAAAGATCGTGAAGGCGGAAGAGTAATATGAAATATTTATACAAACAAACTGGAATAGTAGTGGAGTCTGACGATGTGTTAGACTCCACAATGTTTAAGCCGATTATTGAAGAAAAAACCGAGGATTTGATCGAGGATAGCGAAACAGAAACAGGAGTTACAGAAGCTGAAAATACAGAAGAACCTGTGGAAGAACTCAAAGAACCGACAGAAGACTCAGAGATTCCAGATATAGAAGAACCAGTCGAAGCAAAGAAAGAGGCATCAGCTAAGAACACCAGAAAGAGAACACAAACAGCGAAAAAGTAGGTGATACAATGATATACGCATCAATCGAGGATATTTGGAGACGAAAAGGAACAGATATTTCGGATACAGATTATGTAACGGCACTCTTAGAGGATGCAGCGATCATCATTGATGCATATAACCGCAATGCTACAGACGAGGCAAAGAAATTAGTGTCATGCAACATGGTTATTCGGACGCTCGGAAGCAGAGAAGAAGGTGTACCTATTGGAACGACACAGACAACTACGACAGCAATGGTATATTCGCAGACCTGGACAAATGCAAATGGAAGCGGCGAATTGTATCTGACTAAATTGGATAAGAAAATCCTTGGTGTCGGGAATCGAATTGGATACACAAATCCATATTCTGGCTTAATACAGACGGAGGAAGAAGCATGATCAAAGGAATCACGGTAACGCTCTATGAGAAAAAAGAAACAGGAACAGATCCGTTTGGACATCCTATTTACGAAGAAATGCCGGTTGATGTAGAAAATGTATTGGTAGCTCCGTCTGCAACCACCGAAGTCCTGGACGTGCTGAATATCACTGGGAAAAAATCAGTGTATGATATTGCAATTCCAAAAGGTGATGATCATACGTGGAAAGACTGCCGCGTTGATTTTTTTGGAGAGTCATGGAGGGTGTTTGGGCTGCCAAAGCAAGGAATTGATGAAAATGTTCCGGGAAGATGGAATCAGAGATGGATGGTGGAGCGCTATGAGTAAAGTAAAAATTGAACTCAATCGTGCAGGAGTCCGTGAACTGATGAAATCACCGGAAATGAAGGCGATCCTCATGGAACAGGCAAACAAGATATCGAGCACGGCAGAAAAAGAAGACTACGTTGCACAGACACGAGCAGTCGTGAAGGTGTGCGGAGATGACGGAAACAACAGCCTACTGAAAGCAATGGGTAGAAAAAATGATCGAGGAAAAAGTTAGAGAATATCTGGAAGACAAGCTTGATATTCCGGTAAGGATGGAAGAAGAACCGGGACTTCCGGAGGAATATGTACTGATTGAAAAGACTGGATCTGGCGAAGAAAATCATATTGCATCAGCAACTCTTGCTATCCAGTCTTATTCAGGATCTCTTTACGGGGCGGCAACTCTCAATGAGAGAGTGAAAGAAGCAATGAAAAAAATTGTTGAAATGGATGATATCAGCAAATGTCAGCTTAACAGCGACTACAACTATACGGATACAACAAGGAAGAAATATCGGTATCAGGCTGTATATGATATGGTTCATTTCTGATGAAGGAGGATAAAAATGTCAGATGCTAAAAATGTAAGTACAGGTAAGCCGAAAGTAGGCGGCGCGATTTTTAGAGCACCGCTCGGAACAACATTGCCAACAGATGCAACCACAGCATTAAATGCAGCATTTAAGTCACTTGGATATTGCTCGGAGGATGGACTCACTAATTCTAATAGTCCGGAAACTGACAACAAAAATGCTTGGGGCGGCGACACTGTATTGAATATGCAGACCAGTAAGAAAGATAATTTTAAGTTTACGATGATCGAAGCCTTGAATGTAGAGGTCCTGAAGAGTGTTTACGGAGATGATAATGTTACCGGAACACTTGAGGAAGGGATTACGGTAAAAGTAAATGCAGATGAAGCGGAACAGAATGCGTGGGTTGTGGATATGATTCTGAAAGACGCAGTGAAGCGTATCGTTATTCCGTGTGCAAGCATTACGGAAGTCGGAGACATTGTATATAAGGACGATGATGCGATTGGATACGAGACAACGTTATCGGCAGTACCGGATGCGGACGGGCAGACACATTACGAATATATTAAGGGGAATAAGAAATAATGAAGGGAAAAACAAGCAGTGGTTTTGAGTATGAGTTAGATGAAGCGGCGTTGGATGATTATGAACTTCTGGAAGATCTATGTGAAATGGATGAAGGAGACATGACAAAAACAATCAGCGTATTAAACCGTCTTCTTGGAACAGAACAGAAAGAACGTTTGAAAGAACATTTACGAATGGAGAACGGAAGGGTACCGGCGTCGAAAATGATGAATGAAATTGGAGAAATTTTCGGAAATGTAAAAGAAGGAAAAAACTCTTAGCCCTCGCCTACATGCTTAATTTAGATAAGGACGCACTTTTGTGCGATCTTGCAGAAACATATCATATCTATGATTATAAGTCGTTGCCGTGCAGAATGGTAGCGGCTTTTTCTTGTGGGTTGAGGGAGAATTCAAGAATCAAAATGAAAATGGCAGGGATAGATCCTATACCGGAACAAATTCTTATGGCAGCTATTGCGGATGGAACACGTACGACCGCTTGGTTACAATCCGAGGATGGAGCGACTGGGATAAACCGTCCGAAGT